TTCATATTTTTCCTGTAGAAAATTGTCACAATTTACTTGTAGCATTTTACTTGGCAATCACGCCATAACAAGGGAAACATCATGTACAAGATTGAAATTAACATCGCAGAGTGGGAATTTGCAAATGACTCAGTAACTATTGAGACAGATGATTTTGAGAAAATTGCAATCATCCAAGAATTTATCGAATTCCAACAATTGCACGGCTGGTGCGTTGACTATGACGTTACTGACGAATACGAATACAACCAAGGCGATGAAGAAGAAGAAGTTAGCGAAGACGAAGAAGACGAAACCGAAGAAGACGAAGAATCCGAAGAATACGAAATCGGTGAGACTGTAGAAGACGACGATGGTATTGTGTGGGAACGTGTGGCATAATTTTTATGCAGTTGTCTTTAGGGGGGTCTTCGGACTCCCCTTTTTTATTCAATGCCGTGATCTGCTTCAATGTCCTTAGCTAACTGCCGCCAATCAAGACTGCGGCGGTATAACGTGTATATACGTTCTTCACTCAAAGGCTCAGATCGGCGGTTAAGTCTGTCATTTGCTTGCGCTAAAGCAAACTGCGTTTCATGCAATATGTTATGCAGTTCTTTGATCTCTGATCTTAGATAAGCAACAAGGTCATACGTCATAAACCTTACCCCTAAACTCGATTTGATTCTCAGACCATTTATGCACCAGCTCGGGCCACAACAGCTTGCCCTCATGAAACGTCAGTACCGCAAAACCTGACCGCCAGTTGGTTGGCGAGTCTTCCAAATAGTTTATAAATTGAGGGCCGTCAGGCTCTGCCAGCGTACCTGTATCAACACCAAATCGATTGCCGTTGTAGTCGGCAAAGGGCGTGACTTTTAAACTGTGCAAGTGACCTGTGACAATTGTCACTCCAGCATTAACAGTATTGTTGTGTGTAGCGTGTATACCGCCTTTCCAACGATGTTTGACAGCGACATTTTCTGTAGGCCAACATGACCAACATGGATCCCATGTAGGGAAGTGGTCTTTTAGCGTAAAACCTTTCACAAACTCATATTGAGGTGCGTTGGCAGCAAGTCTATTTTCAAACCGTGCATCATGGTTGCCTAGTGTCCACACTAGCTTTACATTGCTTCTTGCTTTTCTTGCTGTATCTTCAATTTCACCAAGGGCTATTTCACAAGCTTTTAGCTCTTGAATTACTGATGGAGTGGAGTCAAAACCGTGGCGAGGATAGCGAGAAATACTAGCGCCATCAAATATATCTCCATTGGCAATAACGGCCTTTGGCTGAAACTCTTTAATCGCCCAAAGAAGACCCTTATACGCTGTCGTATGTATGCCAGGCCAAAAGTGAGCATCGCTAAAAACCAAAACAACGCCATTTTCAATCCCCAATTCTTTGCGAGCTGAATTATTGGGCTTTGCAACCATCTTAACTACGTTTGATTTTTGATGCAAAGTAATGCCATATCTAGCTTCTAAATTGCTTTTGCGTCTAAGAATATTACGCAAGTCCATGCCAACGGCTTTTGCCATTGCAGCACCTGATTCATACGTATTCCAAAGCTCGACAAACTCTTGATCGCTGTAAACAGGTTTTCCTGACATGACAACTCCAATAAAGTTGCCTAAAATTAAACTATATCAATGACAACAGCATGAATCTTAATGTAATTTGTTTGCAGTTTAATAAATAATGTTGTATTTATTTTGTTTTTTCTCTAGTTTGATGTCCATATCTATACAAATTGCTTCAACCGTATTGCCCAAATTAATAATTTCAATTTTTTGTTGAGCTATTTCTTGTTCGCATTTTTGTTTATCTAAGGTGTAAATCTCGGATTGAAAAAACTTACATTCCATCGCTATACAGATATAAAGCAATGGAATATAGATGGTCATTTCATGTTCCTCATTTCGTTGTATTGGTCAATACAGGCGTTAAGGCTGCGGATGGCTTGGTCGCCTCGGCTGGTGAGATCGATAAGAGATTCAGCAATTCTTGGGTCAAGCTCGGCTTTTGTTTCTGTATCTCTAGCGGCAGGGGTGGCATCTGTGGGGGCTTGTAGGGGGCAATCGGGGGCTTGGATAGGAACGAACAGCCGTAGCTTGCTAGACACAATATCATTGCGTAACTTAGCTTCTTTAACCTTTGCAACATCATTGGCCTTTCTTAGTGTTTGTCCATACGTCTGAGCCACTTGCGCCATTGTTTGCTCAGTTTCCCTAGCCTTGGCGTTTAATGCGGCTATTTCAATCTGCTGACGGTCATGCTCATTATCTTGCCCTTTTGTGTACGATACCGCACCAACGCCCAAAAAAGCACAAATTAGAGCAAGTAAAACCCAAGGATTAAATAGGCTTAACATCATCAGCTTTCATCATGGCTTCAGTTTTGTCCTTGCTAGATTTACTTGAGCCGTAGAAAAACGAAATAATGGTGGCGACTGCTGTACCCAACAAGAAGCCCAAAATTATGTTGGCAAAGTCCCTACCGCCCTCAGGCAACAAAATAAAGGTTACGGCAAAAAAGTAAAGAACAGAAGTTGATGCCCAAAACCACGCATAGTAGTAAATAAAATGCTTGGCTGTTTTGTCATTTGGATCTATCGGTGCTTGCATCTTTTTCTACCTCCGCTTTGTTAATCAACCTTTGCACTATTTCTTGCTGACGTTTGGTTTCTTGCTTTGCCTCAAGAATGTCTAAATACATCATTCCAAGAATTGGCAACAACAACCCAAACACCACCACCATACTCAAGAAAGCAATTAAGAAACCCACTTGAGAATCCTCATTTGTCGGATTGCTTGGAAGAGGAGGTGGAGGTATAGGGTAACTATCATTACCGTTCCGATTATTAGCGCTCGATCTTGAAGCTGGTTTAGCATTTTTCGCCGTTGCCATTGTGCGACCCTATCTTTTGCTTCTTGCTCTAGCCTCTCTTTTTCCTGTTCGGCTTGCAACCGTTCAAACTCTTCTTGAAACCTTGTCCAAACTGCACCAAGGGCAGGGTCAACGCCGTAGATCAACAATTCCCTCAATTCGACTGCTTGGCGCTCTAACTCCATCTCTTGAAAAATGTTGTCAAGCGCTTGAGATTTTAATGACTTACCCTTTGGTGGATTCTTTTTTTGCTCTGCGGCTGCGGTTTTAACTTGTTCGTGGGCATCAAAGAATTTACCAATGTAACCCGATATTTCCATTGTGATGCTAGTGACATCTTTGGAAGCCGCTTTGCAGTCCTTATAAAACGATACGGCCTGCTTGATAGCGGCAATAGCGGCAAGGGCTGCGGTGAACGGATCAATTTACAGCCCCAGTATTTTTTTTACAAACTCGCCAGCAACGCCTGGGCCAAACAAGACGCACATCATTACAGCGTAAAGCAAGTATTCAATTTTGTTCATGCGCTTATCGCCGTCTTTCAACGCTAATTGAATAGCCTCGTACCTTTGGGCGCATATTGCTTCATGCACAGCAAAGTCTTTTTCTAAGTCGCTCATGATTCATCCGCTGGCAATGGTGTATTGCCCTCTGCAAGCCACTTTAGGTAGGCTTCATTTGTTTCACTATTGCACCATTCGCCTGTTGGAATGCCGTCAATAAATTTTTCAACATAAACATTATTGTTAGACAATTTATAAGTAATCATTTCATAACTCCGCATCTGCTGTTGCATGAATAATTGGTCTAAAACCAGCCGCTACAAGAACTCCAGTATTGTCAAATGATGTGCTTTCTGTTCCCGCAAAATTAGTTCTAGCATTTGCAGAGCTTCCTGCGTTTCCATCATTAGTCCATTGACCAGCGGTATGACCAGAAGTGCCAGGCGCGTACAAAGTTATTGTGCCTGGAGTAGCTCGCATTGAAACTGGAAATTTCCAAGTTCCCGCAGGTTCAATTTGTGAAAGTGCATTGATGGTTACTGCTGTTCCTCTAAATGCTCCAGCAATTGTTACATCGTTACCAGGTGCAGTACCAATTGGAAATGTTTTGCAAAAATATCTTTGACACAAAGCCAACTCAGTACCAATAGGTCTGTAGTCAAAGCTCGTTGCTGTTGAGCCTTTTTCTAGCTGTACGCCTGTGATGTAGAAAGTTGCGCCGTTTGTGCCGACTACTGATGTTGAACCAGTTGGTGCGTCATAGTTTGCTGATGCCCAAGTATTAGCAGTTCCAAGGCGGGTTGAACCTGACCCAAGGCTAAATGAAAGATATAACCCAATTCCGTTTGTAGCGCCAATCCATGTTCCTGATGTATCTCCTGCAATAGTTACAGATTTTTGTTCCCATGTGTTTGCCGCTAAAATGGTGTAGCTAAATGGATATGAACGATCTGCCGCTGCATTTTTTATAGACGCGCCAAAGTTTCCTGTCAAACTTGAACGAACCCAAAATGACAAAGTGACTGTTGAAGCACTTGCAGTACCAAAAGAAAAATCAGAACTATTAAAACCTTCTACTGCTTGAAAAATAAGAAATAAGTCTGTGCTTGTAACAGAATATGCGGATTGTGAGGTTATTCCAAGATAATTACTAAAGCCTGTTGGTGGTGTAACTGCACCCGCATTTTGTTGAGCAATCAATTTACCAGTTGTAGATTGAGTTACAAACCATCTATCTAAAAAATATCCATTAATTGTGTTTGCGGATGCCGCCCCCGCATTCCTTTGGTCAATCACCATTGCGGAATTTATGAGGCGGTTCTTGAAGCCTGTGTAATTTATATCTGTGCAATTTACCAAACTACCGCTTGCTGGCGTTCCAAGGATAGGCGTTACCAAGGTTGGGCTAGTCGCCAATACGTTGTTGCCTGTGCCTGTGTTAGTGACGCTGACAAGATTTTTAGACGCATCTGTGGCTACCGCACTTGAAGCAGTTAAGCTAGAGTAAATGGGCGCAGCGCTAAATGTTGCAACGCCAGTAACCGCAAGAGTACCCGCTACATTGGCGTTTGTACCCACATAAAGCGCTTTAGCTATACCCACACCGCCAGCCGTAATGATTGACCCTGTGGAGGTGCTAGAGGAGTCTGTTGTTAGGCTTGAGTTAATACCCGCCGCAAACGGTATGCGAGCCGTTGTCGTGGTCTGACCGTCCTTTGTGATAGCCGTAGACAGTCCTGTTGCTAAGTCCGCTGTGAGGGCGTTAAAGGCCGTTGAGGATATGACCGTGCCTGCGACTACAGGTTGCCCCGAGGTGTTTATTTGGAATGTACCTGAACCGTTGTAACTCATTTTTTACCTTTCAAAGCATCCGCTAAAGCATTGTATTTTGTGGCTTCTTCCACTTGTTTTTTGACTTCTCTGTCTTTCAATAATTCTTTTGCAAATTTTGGTGTTACCGTAGCTGTTAATTTATCAAAATATCTTGCAATGACGCTACCAGTATTGGAATAGTTAACCGAACCCTCGGGCTTTACCAAAGCATCTTGTATGACATTTCTTACGTCCATCAATGTATCGCGACCTTGCTTGCCAAACATATAAACAAGTTTTTCTTCTCGGTCTAACGTGTCAATTGCCGTCTTGAGCTTGGCAAATGATAGTTCATCCTTTGCATTTTTTGTCAAACGATCTTTTAAATATTGAATTGTTTGGCCTTGTAATTCGGCATATGCTTGTTGACCTTGTGGCCCACCTTTTTTCAATAACTTGGTAACCGTCCGCATTTCCTCTAAGCTGCCACTTAGCACCACATGAGAAAACACATCATCTAAGGCAATTGCACGGTCTGCATAGCCACCTCTTGTGCCAAGCAATTTAGCCACACGGTAAGTATTTTCAAAATTATTTGCAAGCTCTTTGCGTTGCGTTCTAGCGGCGCGGTACAAGTCACCACCAGCGCCCTCAGTCATGTCGTTAATAACGTCCTTAACCTGTTTCATAAATACGCCTGATGGCTTGCCAGGCTCGCCTAACTGACCCGCAGATTTATACAATTCTTCAAGATCGTCAATGGTAACTTGACCATTTTTTATTTTCTTTAATGCTTTTAAATCTGCTTCAATTGATTTAATTTCACGAACAGAAATAGCTTTACCTGCATTAGTTTCTAACCATTGGTCAAGTTTTGTAGTGTCAATTACTTGCTTGGTTTCGCCAGCATTCCTAGCTGCCTCGTAAGCCTTATCCACTTTAAGTTTTTTGGCATCAAATTCTTTGACTAAAGCATCATCAACTAATGAGCCAACCTTACGATATTGCTCGGGATCGGCATACTCTGCACCAGTTTGGTCAGCCAACTGTTGAAAGCGCTTTAAAATCTTTTCTTTTTGTAATTGTTTAAATTCAGTTAAACCTTTTGCCAATTCGGGATTTTCTTTTGGTAGGTCAGTC